CGGTGGCATCACCTACGACGTGTCGACGGAGACCGCGGTCACCATCGGCGGACAGCTCGTGTCGCTGTGGGAACACAACCTCGTCGCGATCCGCGCCGAGGCTGAGTACGGCTTCCTCGTCAACGACACCGCGGCGTTCGTCAAGTACACCGACAACACGGCGTAGTCATGGCGCGGCTGAAGAATCCCACCACGGGCACGGTTGTGGATGTCGAGGGCGACCTCGCGGATCGCTACCGCGCAACTGGTTGGGAAGAAGACAAGCCTGAGAAGCCGAAGCGGACTCGACGCACGAAGTCGGCCGACGACGAGGAGTGACGCAATGGCAGCAGTGCAGTTGGGCATCGACGATCTGCTGCCTTTCGCGCCGGGTCTCGACGAGGCGAAGGCCACTTTGATGATTGAGGATGCTCTCGCTACCGCAGCGATGGTGGCGCCGTGCATCCTCGAGGACACGTTCTCGCGTGAACCCCAGGCGAAAGCCATCATTCGCGGGGCGATTTTGCGGTGGATTGATTCGGGCTCTGGTGCGATTGTGTCGCAGGCTGCCGGCCCGTTCTCGCAGACGATTGATACGTCTCGGGTGCGGCGCGGTATGTATTGGCCTTCTGAAATCAACGATCTGCAAAAGCTTTGCCGTTCGTCGAGTGGTGGTCGAGTCTTCCAGATCGATACGACACCCGCTGTTCTTCCTGATGATCCGCAGCCTTTCGAGGGGTGGGTTTGATGGAGACGATCACGCGGGTTCGGTCGGATGGTGGTTGGGATGAGAACGGCGATCCGATCGTCATCGAGAACCCTGAGCTGACACTCATCCCGTTGGGGATTGCTCCGGGTGCGACGAATGAGATGGATGCGGTGGGTCGTGACGGGGAGCTCGTCGAGTTCACTGTGTATCTGCCTCACGGTTCGGACGTCATCGACGGTGACGAACTGCTGATTCGTGGCGGTTCGTATCGGGCGCGTGTGCGAACTTGGCGCCCGCAGTGGGAGCCGTCGTTCGGTGGCCTCGAGGTTGTTGCTACGTCGAGAGTGGGGTGATCGTGTGGCTACTCCTCCTAGGCCCGGTCAGGTTCGGTTGAATCATGCGGGTATCGCGAAGCTGCTGAAGTCGGCTGAGTTCCGTGAGATGACGAATCGGGAGGCTCGTGCTTTGGCCGAGGCTGCTGGTGGGTCGTCGAAGGGCGTGAAGGTCGACGAGTACACGACGGACCGTTCTGCTGCGTCGGTGAAGGTGCCGGCGGCGAGGCAGGCGAAGTCGGGTGCGTTGACTCGTGCTGCGGCGTCGCGTGGTTTGCAGGTGAGGCAGAAGCCGTGACGGGGCCGATCAGGGTGCCGGATGATACGGCGGCGGCGGTGGCGGAGTTTTTGAGGGCGGCTCTTGTGGGCCGCTTTTCTTCTGCCCCGACTGTGGGTCTTGTCCTGCCGCAGGATTGGTCGCCGAAGAACGCGCCGGCGGTGGTGGTGTTCGACGATGGTGGCCCGTCTGAGTGGCCGATTGTGACGGAGCCGCGGATTCGGGTGACGGTGTGGGCTTCTGGTCGCACTCTTGCTCGTCAGGTTGCGGCTGCGTGTGTGGGGTTGCTGCTGTCACGTGACGTTCCGCGTGTGGCTACGGTGCGTGATCCGTCGTCGATTCTTGATGCGCGTGATGACAATGGCGGGATCATGGCGTCGTTCACGGTTGCGGTGAAGTCCCGCACCGTCGTCGCCTGACCCTCTCTCTTTCTTTCAATTCTCTGATCCCTTTGAAAGGGGTGCATTCAGCATGGCTCGTTCACCTGAGAACGTGAATATTTGGCAGGACGCCCGCGTGTGGCTGTCTCTTGCCGCGACCCGTCCGGATCTTCCGACCGACGCTGACACTGCGGTCACCGAAGGCCCGTTCGCTACCGGCTGGGGTGAGTTCGGCATCCTCGACGGCGAGGCCGGCTTCGGTGAGGAGCGGACCTTCGACGAGACCGAGCACTACGGCTGGGGTATCGGCCTGATCAAGATCGGGTCCCGGAACTTCAAGCTGAACCGTACGTTCTCCGCGCTGGAGGACAACGAGGCAACTCGTGCGGTTCTGTGGCCCGGTTCAACCGAGTCGAAGCTACTCATGCCGAAGCCCGTGTACGCGTGGCTCGGGTTCGACACCACCTCCGATACCGGCACGGTGGAGCGTCTGTTCACGGTGTCGCGTGCTCGCCTGACGGTGCCGAACAACAACCGCAACGAGTCCGACATCACCCGCCTGGAGATCACGGCGAACATCTTCGGCAAGTCGGTCGGCGACGACATAGAACTGTTCGACCGTCAGGTCTCCGGCGCTGCTCCGGTGACGCCGTGATCGAGGTCCGTTTCCTGAAGGACCATGGCCGGCATTCGAAGGGTGATCGTCGGTGGGTCGATGAGGTGTCTGCCGAGAATCTGGTGAAGGCGAAGGTTGCTCGGCGCACGAATCACACGGATGTCCCCGAGGTTGAGACCGCCGAAGTGGTGACGGTCGCTTCCCCGGAGGAATGAGATGTCAGGGGCGTGGTGGTGTCGCGGGGACACGCCACGCCCCTGACTGCTCGAGCTTCCCCGCATTCTCCCCGCATTCCCCGCGAAAGGACCTGTCATGACTACTGCACGTACCCGTAAGACCAACGCTCCCGACATGTCGAAGGCACCCGAACCGCAGGACCACAAGTCGCCTGCGCAGGCAGAGGCCGAAGGTGAAGCCACCACCGTCATCGAGTGGGACGGTCTCGAGTTCGAGATCCTGTCCGACCCCGACGACTGGGACTTCTGGACTGTCGTCGAACCGCTGTCGGCGAACAACGTCGTGCAAGCCACCCTCGGGCTGCTCGGTCCGAAGCAGACGCTGAAGTTGCGTCAGGCCCGCCCGAAGATCAAGCCCACCGACTTCGCGTCGCTGTTCCAGGCGATCCAGGAACAGGTCGGGTTCGGGGGAAACTGATTAGCCTCCTCCGGTTCCTGAAAGAGCATGAGGACGCCGTAGAAGCGGATCTGCGTCGCTTCTACGGCGTTCGTTATACGGACCGGTGGAGACGAGATTGGGACGGAACTAAGAAGCTCACATTGCGTGAGATCAGTGTGTACGTCCAGGATCTGCCAGATGATGCGCGCTGCGTGAAGCTTCAAAACGACGGCGCTCCTCGGTGGGGACATTCAGAATTCCTTCTCGCCGATCTCATCAAGGTGATGTCCGGCAAGGACCATCCGGCCCGGCCGAAGCCGAAGACGGATGTGGATAAGCGTGAGACTCCGCGTCGTGCGCAGATTCGTCGTCAGCGTATTGCGGAGAAGCGGCGCCGTGAGATGGCGCGTAAGGCGGAATCTGCCGCAGATTAGGAGGTCCCTGTGGCCGAGGTAGTCGGATACGCATCGCTGGCCGTAATCCCTGTGTTGCAAGGCATTCAGGGCAACCTCCAGCAGATGATGCGCCCCCTGCTGTCGCAGTCGCAGCAGCTCGGCGTGCAGATGGGCAACAACATCGCCCAGGGCGCGCAAAGCGCTGAGGGCAAGGTTCGTCAGGCATCGCAGCGTCTCGCTCAGGCACGTAATGCTGAGACCGACGCTGCGGGCCGGGCTCGCCTCGCGGAGGCCCAACTCAACGAGGTCCGGAACCGTAGCGATGCGGCGATCTCGGATGTGATCCGCGCTGAGGAGCAACTGCGGATCGCCCAGCGTGAAGCGGCGGACGCGACACGCCAACGCGAACGGTCGGTCGATGAACTGTCCCGGGCGCAAGCAGACCTGGCGAACTCCACCGACGAGGCGGAGCAGTCCACCAGCCGATTCGGCGGATCCCTCGGTGGCCTCGGTGGGAAGCTGTCCGATGGAGCGAAACAGCTCGGTGCGTTCGCTGTCGCCGCGGCCGGTATCGGCGGGGCGATGGATCTTGCCGCGGGTGCGATCGAGAACCAGCAGATCACCAACAAGCTCGCTGCCCAGATGGGTGCGACGGGTGATGCGATCGGGATGTACGGCAAGCGTGCCGGCGATCTGTATCGCGCTGGTTTCGGCGAGTCGATGCAGGATGCCGCTGATGCGGTGGGCATTGTCGCGTCGTCGTTCCAGACCGCTGGCTTCGAGGGTGAGAAGTCGATGGAGGACATCGCGAAGAGCGCGATGAACTTCTCGACGATCTTCGATCAGGATGTCAGCACGTCGGTGCAGACTGCATCCCAGCTGGTGACGAACGGGTTGGCGAAGGATTCGACGGAGGCGTTCGACCTCCTCACTGCGTCGTTCCAGCGTGTCCCGGCGGCGATGCGTGAGGAACTCCCGGAGATCATCCAGGAGTACGGCACCAACTTCCGCGCTCTCGGGTTCAGCGGTGAGGAAGCATTCTCGCTGCTGGTCTCTGCGTCGGAACAGGGCAAGTTCGCGCTGGATAAGACCGGCGACGCGCTCAAAGAGTTCACGATCCGCGGTTCGGATATGTCGACCGCTTCGGTGGATGCGTACAACGCAATCGGTTTGAACGCCGAGGAGATGTCGAAGAAGATCGCTGCGGGCGGCGAGGGTGCTCAGGAGGCGTTGCGCTCCACTGCTGAGGGTCTGTTGAAGATCGAGGATCCGGCGGTTCGGGCGAACACTGCGATCGCTCTGTTCGGCACCCCGCTTGAGGATCTTTCGGTCGATCAAATCCCTGCATTCCTGCAGGGGTTGACCGGATCTGAGAACCGGATGGTGGCGTTTGCCGGTGCTTCCGAGGAAGCCGGAAACACCCTGAACTCTGGGCTCGGTGTGGCACTCGAAACGTTGAAGCGTCGCGTGGTCGGGGGCCTGACGGACGCTATGGGGGTCGCCGCGCAAGGCGTGCTCACCGCGGCGTCCGGGATCGGTACGGCACTGTCTCCGGCGATCGACACGGTGAAGTTGTTCATCGGCGCGTTCACGGGTGCGGGTGCGGATGTGGAGTTGCCGTGGATGAACACGGTGATCGATCTGGCGTCTCGGGCGCGGGCTGTGTTCGATGAGGTTCGCGGTGGATTCACGGCGTTCGTCGAGGCTTTCAAGGCGGGCGGTAACGATGTCACGTCGTCGGGTTTTGCGGGGTTCCTCGAGCAGCTCGGCTTGTGGTTCCGGATGGTGTGGGATACTGCATCGGGATTCGGGAACTGGCTCAATGCAAATCTGGTGCCAGTCCTGGTCAGCCTCGGTGCGGTAATTCTCGATCTGTACGGGACATACCTGTCTGGCCTCTTCACGGTGCTCGGAAAGATCGTGAGTATCGGCACGGGCATCATCAACTTCTTCATCGAGCACAAGGATGTGACCGCTGCAGTTGCGGCGACGATCACCGCGTTCATGCTGCCGGCAATGGTGACGATGGGTGCGAGCCTCGCCGTGCAGGCCGCTCAGTGGACCGTGGCGACTGCGCAGATGGTCATCTACAACACGGTCGGTAAGGCGATTGCGGCGGCGACGAAGGCGTGGGCTGCGGCTCAGTGGGTGCTCAATGCTGCGATGTCGGCGAACCCGATCGGTTTGATCATCGCCGGTGTGGTCGCGTTGGGCGCTGGCCTGGTGTTGGCGTGGAAGAAGTCGGAGACGTTCCGGAACATCGTGATGGGTGCTTGGGAGGGCATCAAGAATGTGGTGTCCGGGGCGTGGACGAACGTGCTGCAGCCTGCGATCAACTGGATTGTGGGGGCGTTCGGCTGGATCGGCGAGAAGGCGCAGTGGTTGTGGACGTCGGTGATTCAGCCGGTGTTCGGGTTCATCGGCCAGGCCGCCCAGACGCTGATGGCGATCGTCGGCACGGTGCTGATCACCCCGTTCATCCTGGCGTGGAACGCGATCGGCGCCACGGTGCAGTTCGTGTGGAACACCTTCCTGTCCCCGATCTGGGAAACCATGAAGGCCGGTCTCGGGTTGCTGGGGCAGGCGTTCTCGTGGGCGTGGAATTCGTTGATCAAACCCGCTTGGGACGCGCTCGGCGCCGGCATCCAGTGGGTGTGGACGTCGATCATTTCCCCGACGTGGGAAGCGTTGAAGACTGCCCTGGGTGCGGTTGGCGGGTTCTTCCAGATGGTGTGGAACGACATCATCAAGCCGACGTGGGATGCGCTCGGTGCGGGCATCAACTGGGTGTGGACGAGTGTCATCAACCCTGCTTGGGAGGCGTTGAAGACGGCTCTCGGTGCGGTGGGTGCGTTCTTCCAGAACACCTGGAACAACGTCATCAAACCTGCGTGGGATGCGTTGGGTGCCGGCATCAAGTGGGTGTGGGACAACGTCGTCAATCCGGTGTGGGAGGCGATGAAGGGCGCGCTCGATACGCTCAAGTCGTCGTTCGATACGGCGGTGGGGTTCATCGGTCAGGTGTGGGATCGCATCAAGTCGATCGTGGCGAAGCCGGTGCGGTTCGTTGTGGAGACGGTCTACAACAACGGCATCCGCGAAGCCTGGAACAAGGTCGCGGGGTTCCTGGACCTCGACAAGTTGCAGCCGGTCGATCTCGGGTTGCTCGGCGCGTACGCCACCGGTGGTGTCATCCCCGGATACACGCCGGGGCGTGACACCGGGCTGATCGCTGTCGGCGGCGGTGAGGCAGTAATGCGTCCGGAGTGGACGCGGGCGATGGGCTCGGACTATGTGGACGGCGCGAACGCAGCGGCCCGCATGGGTGGCGTGCAGGGCGTCAAGAAGTTCATGGGCGCGTACGCCAACGGCGGCATCGTCGAGTCGATCGTCGGCCTGGTCAACCAGCACTTCCCGGGCATGACCATCACATCCACCTACCGGAACACGAACGACCACCACGGCGCCGGTAAGGCCGTGGACTTCTCGGACGGCACTGATTCGACGCCGGGCATGAAGGCCGCAGCCCAGTGGTTCTACGAGAACTACGGTGGTTCGTTGCTCGAGTTGATCCACTCCCCGTTCGGGAACAACGTCAAGGACGGCGCGAACGTCGGTGACGGGTTCAGTTTCTATGGGGCGGACACGATGGCGCAGCACCGCAACCATGTGCATGTCGCTGCTCCGTTCGCGTTGGATCCGGCGATTGCCGGCCAGATGGATCCGTCGATTTGGGATCGCATCAAGAGTGCAGCGTCGTCGGCTGTCGAGTCGCTGCGGTCGGTGGTGGCCCGCCTGTTCGATGGGGTGATGGATCCGATCGGCGGGATGATCCCGACGTTCGGTGATTCCCAGATCGGGCAGTTGCCGAAGTTGGCGTTCGACAAGTTCCGCACGTCGGTTCGGGATTGGATTCTCGGTCAGGCGGATTCTAAGGGCGGCTCGTCCGGGGGCTCGTTCGACGTGGCCCCGGGTACGGGTCCGGTCGCCGATCAGGTCCGCGAAGCGTTCTCCGCGTACGGCTGGGGCGACGGCCCGCAGTGGGATGCGGCGAACTGGATCATCGGTAAGGAATCCTCGTGGAACCCGACCGCCCGCAACCCTGACTCGGGAGCGTACGGGCTGTTCCAGTTCCTGGGGTCGACGAAGGATCAGTATCTGCCGGATGAGAACCCGAATCCTCGGATTCAGGGTGATGCTGGTGCTCGCTATATCCGGGATCGGTACGGCGATCCGTTGGCGGCGAAGGCGTTCTGGGAGCAGAACGGCTGGTACGACCAGGGCGGATTGGCGTCGGGTGTCGGGGTCATGTTGAAGAACGTCATCCAGCCGGAGCGGGTGCTGTCGCCGGAAATGACGAAGCACTTCGAACGCCTCGTCGACGTCATGGAGAAGCCCGAGTTCATCGACGCATTGACGAAGCTGGCACCGGCCGGCGCCGACGCACCGGACGCCCAACCTGGCGGAAGCACTACGGCACCAGCACCTGTGGGTGGCACTGGGGTGGATGCGACGTACACCAGCGAGGAGAACACCGACTGGGGGGCACGTGCCTCGAAGATCGGCTCGGACTTCTTGTCGGCGAACGTCGACCAGTTCAAGAGCGACCTCGGGTTGCCGTCGGGTGACGGGTTCATTTCGCAGCTCGCGAAGCAGGGCGTCAAGGTCGTGGAGGAACACATCCACTACCACGTCACGAACATCGACGAAGCGATGAGGAAGGAACGTGAGCGCCGCCAGAAGGAAGCGTTGACGTTCTCTCGCCGCGGCTAGGAGTGGGGTGTGGCCAGTACTCGCGTGCGGGTGAAGGGAGTGAACGGATCGTGGTTCACCATCGCCGGTCCTGGTGAGGGTGATGAAGGGGTGCATCTCGGTACTGATGTGCAGGGTCTGTATGACGCCCCGGTGAAAACGATCCGTCACTCCCACGCTTTTCAGAAGGGTGCCACGTACGGCGGGAAACGTTTCCTGGAGCGTCCGGTGGTGTTCGGTGTGGTCATCGATGGCACTGAGCAGGGCAACTGGGAGTTCCTGGACAGCGAGTGGCGGAAAGCTTGGGACTACGATAAAGAAACGGAACTGTGGGTCGAGAAGGGTGATTCGGTCCGTGTGTTGCGTTTGAAGCTTTCGGAGCAGCCTGATTTCCAGCCGGAGGGTGATCCGGAGGTTACGCAGATCGAGCGCGTGGTGATGACCACGGTGGCGGATGATCCTTTCTGGTATTCGGAGGATGACACCGACGAATACGTGTGGGAGTCCGCCACCGGGTCGACCAACGTGCAGGGTTCGGTGTTGGTGTCGAATCCAACCGATCAGGAGATTTGGGCGAAGTTCGTGTGCAAGGGATCTGCGGGTTCTATCTTCACTCTGCCGGATTTCTCGTGGGGTAACGACAAAGAGGAACGCGCTGTTCTCGATGCGCAGCGGGTGATCGAGCTGGATCCTCTCGTTGCGGCCGATGGGGATCTGATCGTCGATTCGGATGAGGCAACGCAGCAGTACTTCACGACCGGGAACACACCGTACTACATCCGCATGAAGGCTGTCCGGTTCCTGTATCCGATCCCGCCGTATACGCCGCCGACTGAGGTTCCGGTGTTTGTACGTAGCGCGGGCGCGGGCGCGGGTGTGCAGGTGCGCCTGCCGCGGCCGTGGTCGCGGCCCTGGGGATTGCATTGATTGGGGGTGAGTGGTGACTGCACCTGTCGTTGATTTCGATTCGGCGTTCAACGAGATCACCGAACGTCTCCGCAAGGAAGCGGAACGACGACTCGCACCACCGCTGATTCGACTCTGGGACGGCAACTGGAATCTTCGCGGGATCGTCAAGCAGGAGATCAACGCAAGCTTCCAGTTCCTCGACGGCGACACCGGCATCGGCACCCTCGATATGCCGCTCGACTACTACCTCTCGAAGTGGTGCGCTGACACAGACTCGAGGCAGACCGTCAACATCCACATCACTGTGGACAAGGACGGCGCCCGATGGGGTGGTCGCGCCGATGGTGTGAAGGTCATCAAAGACACCGACGGTCGGAAGATCGTTCGGGTCACTTTCAAGCATGACGTCGAAGAACTCAAGTACATGCTTGTGTTCCCGAACCCGTTCCTGCCTCCGGAGATTCAGTTTCCGAAGGTGTGGGTGACGTTCGGGCGTGCGAAGTGGTGCGTCAAGACAACACTCCTCGTGAATCTCATGCGCCTCGAATCGTCGATGTGGGCGCTTCCGGATGACCCGCTGGACGGTTCGAAGTGGTTCAACTTCGACCAGTCGACATGGTGGCAGGTCGTCAAACCCAACGCCGGCTCGGACAACAGTGTCGGGGCGATCGTCCACGGCCGTATGAAGACGGTGCATGAGGCGACGAAGCGCGTCATGGAAGACGCCCAGCTGTCGTGGGAATGCCGACGCTACCTCGACGGTGATCCGCCTCCGTGGCCTGGCGCGAACCTGCGACACGGCTGCCTCGTGTGGGATGTCGTCGACAAGTCCGGCTGGAACACCGGCACATCGTTCGGCGGCGACTTCTTCAACGGCCTGATTCGCGAACTGGTGAACATCGCCGGGGATGGCA